CATATAAGCTTCTCCACTCCATTTGATATCTCCAGTTACTTCTGTACTAAACATTAAAGTAAACGCTGTTCTAGTTGCTATGTAGTTAGTATATAATTCATTCATAGTTATATCAGAGATTGCACCTCCTGAGTTATCTACAAAAATTACCATTCCTTCTACAGAAACTTCCCAATCTCTTTGTCCTTCCATTTGCTCTCTCCATCCTCCAGAGTCTTTAGTAGAAGTATCTCTGAGATTGTGATTCATTGATATTGAAGCGGATGTAGCATAACCAATTTTCGTGCCAGCTGCATATACTCCAAACTTAGTACCATTTAGTATGCCATTTGTCGCCATTTTTTTTGTTTTTTAAATTAATTAATTAAGTTATTTTATTTATTTTTTTTCAGTTGTATTTATCTTATATTATATTGTTAATTGCTCTAATTCTCCTACTCCAGCAAAACTTAAACTAATAGTAGAACTATCTTCATTAGGAGCAGAAATTTCAGCACTTTGTAAATATCCTTGTCCCTGCCAATAAGGAGTCCCAGATGTTACGCATTTTAAATTTAACCAAAATTTCTCCTGATTTATTATACCATCTTCTAAAATCTCATCAGGACTCATTGCTAATAAAGAAGTATGCTGACTGGTTAAAGTACCATCAGAATACTTAAATCCTAATTTTCCTGTAAACTCAAAAACCCAGCTCCTACTAGATAGCAAAGAAGTATTCCAGCCATAAGTTTCTCTGACTGTAATATCTTTAGTAGCATTTTCTACAGAGAAATTAGCATTATCTCCGAATATTGCATATTTCCCATTTACTAGCAGTAAAAATTCGCTCCCATTTATAACTCCATTTATAGCCATTTATCCTATATATAATATTGCTATTTTAATATCTGTTGTTGAGCTAAGAGTAAAACTTACTGTAGAATCTTCACTATTAAAAGAAGCCACCGAGTATGTACCCATTAATGAAGTAGAGTTTCCATCTACAGTTTCAACTGCATTAGCTTTTGTTAGATCTCCATATTGAGGACTATCAACAGAAGTTACTACTGTAGTTACAGTACAAGTTACAGAAGCTTCTCCAGAGTTTTCTATAAGTATAAACTCTTTTCCTGTATTAGTAAAAGTATTAGTAACTGCTCCAGGAGAAGTTAAGCTAACAGTCAATCCCTCCTCAATTATTGCTTGACTAGCTATTAGTGCCATCTTCTTCTATTTTTTTAGTTTTCTTTTTACTTTTTTTAGCAACTTTTACAGGCTCGCATATTCCAGCTTCAGCTAGTTCTGCAGCAAATTCCCAAGTTACATTGATTTTTGTACCTATAGGAAATGTTTTTTCTCCTCTAGTGTATTCTTTAATTGTTGTTATTCTAGGCATTTTATTCTATATTTATCCAGCCATTTGCTGGGTTATTAATTAATTCTAGGATCTCTGAGTGTGAGTAATCAGTAAAGCCCTCTAAATCTTTAGGCTTCTCTCCAGAATATTTTACTATAAACTCGCTTTCATCTATTTTATATCTTACTGTTTCTTTTCGCTCCAATACATTTATGAAATTAATCTTATTAATTTCTGTAGTAGGTATTATGCAATATTTTTTCATATCTTATCCTGGTACAGCTGTATTAATATCATCAGAGGACATATTAGTCATTGTCCCATCATTACTATATAATGGAGAATTATCTGGTATTGTAGGATAAGTAGCTCCATCTCCATTTCTCCAAAATCCTACTAAAAAATCTGAAGATACAGGATATTTATTAGGATCTCCTGTAGCTCCACTTCCATACAATCTCGAAACATCATCAGCAGATAGCACTTCATCCCATATTGAGAACTCATCCATTTTTCCTTCTGTATAATCAGTACCTGCACTTTTAGCCATAAATAAATTATTGTCTGTAGTAGATGGAGTTCCCCAGCTTCCAGTTAAAGATACGCTAGCTCCTCCATTTGTAGTATTTTTCAATACGTTATTTATATACATATTTAGTCCTGTAGCTGCTCCTGAGAGATCATAAGTTATTACTATATGATTCCATACATCATCATCTACACTAGCTACAGAATCAAAGTTTATAAAGTTAGTATTTGTATCTCCGAACTTCATACAAAACCTTATCTGATTGTTAAATCTATTCATTAAAAAATATTCATAATGATTTGCTCCAGAGTAATAGAGTCCATCTTTATTGAGTATATATTGACTAGATCCACTTTCTGCAAAATTTACCCATACTGAAAGACTAAATCCTCTATTTCCTCCAGATCCATTTATACTCCAGTTTGTAGCGTTTCCAAAAGTTACATAATCATCTACTCCATCAAAAGCTAAAGAATATTGATTAGTCCAAGTATTAGAAATATCTAGTCTTACTATTCTTATTACGAAATCTAAATGCTTTACATAAACTCCTATATTTTCAGCTGAATCATCATAATCATCTACACAGTTTTCAAATACGCAAGAATCTACATAAACATCATTCGGATAAGCAGGAACAGTCCCCCATTCTCTATCCATAGCCTCTCTTATTAATACAGCTATATCTTCTACATCTACATAGGTTTTACCAAAAACAGAAAGCTGGATTCTAGTAGTATCTACTAAACTCCTTTGTGAAATTCTAGGATCACTAAAGTAACCTATTGTAGCTCCTTTAGTATTTAATGGAATTGTACTTACTTCTCTATAAACTATATAAGGACTGGCAGTAGGCTGAGAAGCCCTTAAAGCGAATATCTTAGAAGATGGTATTCTTTCCATTAAGCTAGTATAGCTTCTTAACATTCCAAAAACTATTGCTCCTGTTCGCATTATTTATATATTCTTTTTTGTCCTTTTAGTTCTCTTTGTAAAACTTTTTCTACTATTGCTTTAGCTCCTGCTAATAAGATAGCTCCTGCTTGCCCTTGAGTTTGATCCCACGCTGGTCGCATAAATGGATGAGGATCTGCTGTAGCAGTTCCATATTCTACCATAGCTCCATAATATCCTCCTCCTCTTTGCTCATTTTTTGTAGCTGATCCTCCAGTTGCTTTTGGTCCTACATATAAAGCAGGAAGCCTCCTAGAAGCTCTTGTACTAAAAGCTTTTATACTCCTTCTTAAATCTCCTTCATCATTTTTTATTCTTGATCTAGCTGCAGCTATAATAGGTTTTGCAGCTTGTCTAAATACAGCCATAAAGAATTTATCTCTTTTTACAGCATAAGGGATTTTTCTCATAGCTCTTATGAGTTCTTTATTTCCTAATACTTTACCTGAGTTTAACTCCATTAATTATTATCTTTTTGTACTGCAGTTAATCTAGTAATTTTATGCCTTCCATCAATATGAGCAATTTTTTCTATATAATAATATATATAACTACCTGCAGAACTTGTATATTTTATTCTCCAGTTAGGTCGTATATCTTCTTTGTAGCTTTCATATCTTATATAAAAATCTACTTTTTGCTCTCCTACTTGTTGATCTCCTTCCTCTCTCTCACTTCCTCCCTTCCAAATCATATAAGCCCATACAGAAGCTGGATCTGCATCAGCAAAAGTTTCCTCCTGTATTCCTCCATACTTACTATTTAGATTATAACTAGGAGTCTGAATTATAATAGGTGTATCTAATTCTCCTACAGTTATCATAGAGTCTGAATTTTATATGGATTCATTAAATATTCTGCAGTCTTTGGAATAGTAGAAACAATTTTTCCTACAATAACGCTTTGCCTATTCTCATACATATCAGCTACTATAATTTTTACTGCTTGAATTAAAGGCTCAGGGATATCAGTTGTAGTAGCATAACCTGCATAATAAGAAATCTTCCAGGCTTGAAAAACATCATCTGTAGAAGGTAAACTAGAATCATCGGAAGGATATAATCTAGCTGGTTTAATTAAAGGGACAAATTCATATTCAGTTGTAGCTAAAGTATTCCAGGCAGCACCAGAGTAATAAGATACAGTAGGCAAATGCGATACAGTATTACTGACAGGACTTTTATATAGAATTTTTAGATCAGAAAAACTATTACCATACTGTACTAAATTAGTAGTACCTAAATATAGATTCGTATATTCCTCCACCATTCTAACTGCAGCTGCCTCGCAAGCTGCTATATAAGTATCATCATCAGAAAAAGTTATTCTCAGATGAGTTTTTAAATCTGCAGTTGATACTACTGTAACCTCGTGAGGGGTAACTACCTCTAAATATTTCATAGCTATACTTTTTAAATTTTATTATTATTTCTTAAAGTTTAAAAAAAGGGAGGAAAAAGGAGCATAGCTCCAATTTCCAACCTTAATAGTATTAATTATGCTTCGATCAATTTAATGAAAGAGTCATTTTGTACTGCATCTCCATCAACTAAAGAAGTAACGACCATTCTAGGAAGTCCAGAAGCAGCGTTAGTATAAGGATCAAATAAGATATCTAATCCACCGAACTGAGCTATATGTACTTTAGAGAAATCTCCGAATAAAGCGTGAGCTTTATTAGCAGATCCTGCATCAGCTACGTTAGCAGTATGGAAAGCATAGTAACCATTTAATCTAGCATCTGAATTATCCCATAAAGGACTAACTGAAGCTACCTGAGCTAAAGTTTTTACAGTCTTATAAGCATCCATATCTAATAAGTAAGCCATTCTAGCTCCTTCTCTGTTCACACCTAAAGCTAGACAGTCAGTTTCCATTTCTACCCAGTCAGCAGCAGTTACTGTAGTAGGTCCTGCAGTTGCATCAGCAAAGATAGACTCTGGAGCATTTGAAACATCTCCAGTATCTAGTAAAGCAAACTCTAAAGATGCAGCTACTTGAGTAGCCATTTGTCTAGTTAAAGCACCTTCTAAAGCTGGATTCTGCATCATAGACTCAGAAGTCATATTAACTACAGAGATAAGTTTCTTTGGAGTTAAAGTTACAGCAGATAAATTTCCTGCAGATGATGGAGCGCCTGTCCCATCCTCTTGTACCCAAGATGAAGTAATACCAGAGAATACAGGGAATTTCATATCGTTAATCCCAAAGTATGTATTCGCTCCAGCTGAAGCTAATACTAAATTTTTCTCTAATTGATCTGTAAAGCTCATTACTTCTTCAGCATTTACTGAAGATGTACTCCACGCTCTTGTTAATACAGATGAAGGAATACCGAAACCTTTTACTGCATTACCAGTATATCGAGATTCGTTTACTGCTTCCTCGTGCATCTCTTTATAGATACCATCTACTTTTCCACTATAAGCAGCTCTTACAGCTCCTTGAAAAGTAAATCTATCTAAATCCTTATCAGTTTTTGTAGAAATTTTAGCTCCAGATACACTAGCTGCAGTTCTTAATTCTGCCTCCATTTTTTCTGCTCTTGTAATTTGTACATCTAATTCATCTATAGAAGCTAGAGTATTATCTACTTCAATAGTTTCAGCCTCATTAAGATTACGAGATTCTCCTTCAGCAGTATTTTTTATAGCTTCCAAAGTATCTACTAAACCAGAACGAGATTCTTTTAATTCTAATGATTTTTTCATTTTTTTCTTTTTAGTAAATTAATTTTTAAGTTTAATAATGTATTCAATTCAAATTCTTCCTCTTGTTTTTTTCTTGTATTTTCTTTATCTATAAAGTTACTTCTAACTGCTAAAGCTAAATTATCAGCTGAAGGGTAAGCAGGCAAACTCACAGGAGAAACATCATAAAGCCGATCTACTTTGTGGATAATACGAATATCGTTTCCATCCTCATTGCGCTCCCAAGAGTCGCCATTCCTACCCAAAGTAAAAGCAAAGCTAGACTGGGTAATATTGCCAATTCGCATATTCTCCTTTAAATCTCTCCCTGCAGTTGTATCTGGAATATCTAGCTCATATCTTAATCCTTTTTCATCTACTCCTAGCCTTAAAGTGCCAGCCGATACTCTCCCTAATAAAAAATTAGGATCGTGATTAAAGTAAGCTCTGACATCATTATCTAAAACATCATCAAAAGCTCCAGGCATTATCTTCTCTCTAAATCCTCCTAAATCTTCTGAGAGTGAATTAAAGACTGCAGCGTGTCCTACTACTACATCTTTACCAGCTTTTTTATCTATGCGAGTTTCTACTTCAAAAAATCTTTTTTCCTGAGTATGTTTTTTGTCCCATACATCAATCTTATGAGTGCTTCTATTAGCGTATTCTAAAGCTGGATCTTCTTCTATTTCTTCTTCTTCTTCTTCATCTATTTCCTCCAAGATATCCTCTTTTGGATCTTCTTCTAAATCATCTGGACCTCTTAAAGCTTCCTCCTCTTGCTCACTTTCCACCGATTCGGCATTATCTTCTTTATCAATTTCGATACCTTCGAAATCCTCAGTTTTAGCGTAAACGATAGTAATGGAGTTTTCATCCTCAACAATCTTTTTAATATGTCTTTCATTTATATTTTTTTCCATAGTTTTTTTATTTTCTTCTAATTGAGATTCGCATATAGCGTACCTTTGTTTATCATCATATTCTGCTACCATAGTAG